CCAAGAAGACAACGGTTGGATGGGCGCTTGGGACGCTGTCGAAGACGAAGAGGTTGAACTCGAAGAAGTCGAAGACGAAGAAGAATCTGAAGAAGAAACCGAAGAAGACGCTGTTTAAAGTTTCACCACACGGCCTCGAAACTCTATGGAATCTTGGCCGTGTGTTGTTACCAGTTCAGGCAATAACAGTTTCCCATCAACAAACGTCAGCACCGCAAACCCAGAGCGCCAGTTCAGCGGACCCTGCTCGGTGTAGTCCTCAAACTGTGGGCCGTAAGGCTCAGCCAGTGTCCCTGTATCAATCCCGTATCGCACCCCGTTATAGTCACTGAATGGCGTGACTTTTAAGCTATGTAAGTGGCCTGTGATAATGTTCTTGCCCGACCAGATTGCATTGTTATGGGTAGCGTGAATGCCGCCTTTGAATCGGTGTTTGATTACCGTACCTTCATTGATCCAAACTGACCAACAAGGCTCCCAGTCAGGGAAATGGTCGCGTAAGGTAAAGCCTTTAACGTGTTCATATTGGGGTGCATTAGCGGCTAGAAACGTCTCAAACCGAGCATCATGGTTACCCAAAGGCCAAACCAGCTTGACGTTATGACGGGCTTCTTTGGCGGCTTCTTCAATATATCCCATCGAAATGGTACAGGCTTTAAGTTCTTCCATCACAGACGGGGACTTTGCCCAGCCAATACGGGGGTGGCGAGAGATGCCCGCCCCGTCAAAAATATCACCATTGGCAATCACTGCGTTAGGCTTGAGTTCGCTGATAGCCCAAAGAAGCCCTTTGAATGCAGTCGTGTAAACGCCGGGCCAGAAATGCGCGTCACTGAAAACAATCACTGTACCGTTCAGAATGCCGAGGTCTTTGCGCTGGGGGTGCACATGGGCGGTCTGAAGATGTGAGTAATGGCCTTTGTCCTGTGGCGCTTTAATCTCAATCTTCATCCGAGCTTCAATGCGTCTGCGTCTTTTGTTGAGGCCAGATAATTCCAGCTTTAATGTCCGCGCAGCTTCGGCCATGCTGTAGCTATTTTGAATTGTTTGGATGATCTCTTGATCGGTGTATTTTGGAGCGCCCATTACAGTTTCCTGCGCCAGTACAGCGCGTTCTTGAAACCCCACGGTTTCGTTGGTTGGAACAACTTAAACCCACAGGCAATCAGGTTGTTTGCCGATGCAAGATTATCTGTTGTGTCGGTTATGACCCATTTCCATCCAAGAGCTTGCGCTTGTCGGAGTCGGACACGAATAAACTTTTTCTGTAACCCGCGTCCGCGATAAGAAGGCACAACACCTGCGCGGCACAGATAACCGCAATCAATCCAAGAAACAGTACGCACAAGGCCCGCAAAGCCAACATCCTTGCCATCTTCAGTAGCAATCCACCAGCTTCCAAAATTAGTGTCAACCGGTTGATCATAAGGAAGGCAAATGGCTTGAAGAGCCGACAATCTCTGTTGTACGGACTCTTTGCGGATGTCAACACGTTTCAGCATGTGCGTATTGAAAACGCACAGTATTACGCGGTTATGACATTGTTATACCGCTGGCATTTACTTCTTTAACACGGCGCTCCCAACCTTTGCCAAACGTGCCCCATGTTTGAAGCGACTTGAGGTATTCCAAACGGTGTGCGCAATAATCGTTGACAAGTTGTTTAGCGTCTTTGGCCTTGACCGCTTGTATGGTTTGATTGCCGATAGTACCATCAACAGGCACGTTTACACAAGCCTGAAGCCACTTGGCCGCACGGCCCGGGCCGGAGTTGATGGCTGCGTCAAACACCACGTAGTCCACGCCTGCTGGCAGATCGTCGCCCTTTACCTTGTCCCAGTACTTGGTTTTGTACAGCGGGGCAACGTCAGCAGGGGTCAGCGCCCGCATGGCTTTTTCGTCCACTGTGTGACCACAATGTTCTTCCCATGTTGCTTTGGTGCAGCCAAGGTTGGTCATTCCCCCCGGGTCTTGAGGGTGATTTACAAAGCCTCCTTCGTGGACGAGGACGGCGGCAAGGGCTTTTTGGAAGTTGTCTTTCATACTGTTGGCGTCGATTGATGGAGCATTTGATCTTTGGCCTGAGAACCTGCGCTGCTACCGAAGTAGAAAGCGATGATGCCTGTCCATGCAGTGCCAAGTGAGCCGAGCATGATGTCGATCTGAGGGGCGTGTTCAATTTTGCCGTACATCAAACCAAACAGAATGCCGAAGAATCCGAGTGTGACACCGATGGCCAGCGTGGGGGGTAGATAGCTTTTGGTAGCTACCTGCATCTCACGAGCAGACTTCCTGTCGTCGTTGCCCAGCTTGGCAAAGTCCAGACCCATTTCTTGCGCTCGAGCGGCCATCTGAAGTTCGGCTTGCTTGAGTTGCATGATCTGATCGGCGGACATCTTGCCGCTGTCAATCGTGGCTTGGACATCTTTGGGGTCAATGCCAACAGCTTTGGAAATAGCGTCAACGGCCAGACCAGCCAGTGGGCCACCAAGGGCAGTGGCAATCGTGGGGGCGATTTGTTCTAACCAGCTCATGGGCAGGGTCCTGTAGTAAATTGATTAGGCTCGCAACGAGGTGTGCAAGGGCCAATGACAAAGCCGTCCGTACACCAGTTAGGTGTTGTTTGATTGACAGCAATGATTGTCGGATTGACAACGGCGACAGGGCCAGTTACAGGGCCGGTTACAAATGTCACAACAGGCACTTGAGGCTGAGGCCCGACCGTAAAAGGAACAGGCATCGTGCCGCTTGGGCCAAGTACAAATGGGCTGGGCAAAACGGTGTTGGCATCCAAACGGACAGCCATTGTTTTAGCCGCAGGGGCAGGGTCAGAGCCTACGCCGCAGCCGCACAGCGCAAGGCATAACAGAAGGGTTGAATGTTTCACAAGAACTCCTTAAAAGGGAAGATAACTCAGTGCCTTATCCATTGCCCGCTTGGCAAGTGGCTCTGGCAGCACGTAAACGAAATCAAGAAACCACCAGATGCAGGCCACGTAGCAGAACAATTTGAACCACTTCTTGAAGCCTGCAACGATCTCATCCATGCGCCCTCAACTGGTAGATGCCGTAGCCAACCATACCAAGCAACAGCACGCCCGCCAAAGAACCCAAGATGATCTCAATCGCTTCTTGCATTTCTTTTTTCTTCTTGGCAGCGGCGTCTTTTTCCTTCTTGGCGGTTTTGGCAAACTCGGCTTCCATTGCGTTTGCGCGGGCCTTAATCCTGTTCCACAAGTCCATGTGGTTAGGAAAAAATAACTTATTTTTTACGTCTTCCTCAAACTGCCTGCTGCGCTCAAGCGCCATTTCAATTTCCATCGCCTTGCCCAGCGCGGAGCCTTTGAACCCGCCACTCTTGGCTTGAATAACCACCTGAAGCCCGTTTGCCTTGGCGTCAAAATACCGGCCCAAAAAAGGGCCGAGTGACTCCACATTTTGCGCAGTGTTCGCAGCTTTTTTTACAAGGCTGACCGCTGAGTTAATGGCGTCAAGAGCTTCTGACGGATCAATCGGGAGCATAACTACCTCATCAGCATGGGCCGGTGGTGCAGGTCAAGCTGGTGCTTGAACTTGTAGAAGTGCTGACAGCATGGTTGTCAACAGGATGTGTGTCAGTTGAGTATGTACCTGTGCCCAACACGCCTGTGCCAGACATTGTGGTTTGGGTGTATGTGCCGTTACCGATCACGCCTGTGCCGGACAATGTGATGTTGGGTTGCGGCGCTTGTATTTTACCAGCGATGGTTGTTGCTGTTGTAAAGCCAGAAGCAGCGATGTCGCTCGTTGCCTTAAACCCCGTGTTGGCAAGAGTCACAAAAGCAGCAGAGGTGGCGGTCTGCACATCACGATTAGAGCCGGCTTGAGCAATACCAAGAGTTGTTGCATTGTTCGATTGTGCAATGGCTACTGCACTTTGTTTGTTTACAGCATAGACCTGACCTACAACCGGAAGCAGAGCGCCAGTAAAAGACAAGGCGTAGTCAGCCCAGTGACGGGGCGCATTGATCTGTTGTTGCTGAGAACCACCAAAACCGTTGATGCTCATCACGGCGGCCACCTTGGCGGTCGTGTCACCCATCTTGGCAATTTCAGCAAGGGCTGCGTACTTGGCAGCTTGGGCTTGCGCTTGGGCTTTTTGGGCTTCAGCGTAGGCGGTATATTCGTGGGCGCAACCGGTCAAAGACAGCGCAATAAAAATAACGGTCATCAGTTTCATATTTGCTCCAATTGTTTCATTACAGGGTATGCAACGCCATCCACAGGGTTTTTGAGGATGTTGTAGATGCGGGTATTATCTTCCAACGCCATCAGTTCGTGGGGCTGACCAGCAGGAAAGTCCAGCAGTTGACCTGCTACAGCCTCTAATTCCCAATCATGGGAATACGCTTTGAGCTTGCCTCGCGCCACAATTGTGATGTGGGCAGTGTCTTCGTTGTGGTTGTGCTTTGGAAGAATGTCGCCAGCCTTCTCAAAATCGTACATGGCTCCCCGGATGGAGCCAAGATTGTCCAATCGTTTAACCAATAACATTTGGAGCGGCTCCCGGTGCTTGCGTATCTGTTCCCGGCGTGAGAACCCAAGATACTGTAGCTTCATCCCACACATAATAAGGCGGGTTGTTTGGTACAGGCATTGGCACAGGCGCTTCCCACAAATAAGAGAAACTGTTCATTACCCACGATGGGTACGGGGGAGGCGGCGTGAAGCCTTCGCCTTCTGGGCCATTTGGCAGATAGGTGTATCCGGGCTGTGCAAAGTTCTTGCGAAATGCTTTGGATTGATCTGGGTCTGGCGTTAAGGGGCTACTGTTGGGAGTGTAATAAACACCGCCGTATGTGTTGTAGCTTGTCTGCACAAAACTGGCAGGGTCACCCCAATTTCCAGTATCAATTTCGGCTTGATCTATAACCAACACTCGTTGGACAATGTATTGATCATCAATTTGTGCAAACTGACTCATGATGTGTATGTCCCGCTCGATGTGAAAGTATGGTAGGTATAGCCGCCAGCAGAAGTTACTGTACCGCCTGTGCCCCTTTGCGAACCAGCGTAACGAATGATGACAATGCCTGAGCCGCCAGAGCCAGCACCGGGGCCAGAATAAATACCACCACCACCACCGCCACCTCTGTTTGCCGTGCCACTTGTGGCGGGCCCTCCGCCGCCGCCAGCGCCGCCGCCTCTAGCACCACCATTACCATTACCGCCAGCGCCGCCTCCAGCATAATAAGTACCAAGGGACTGCCAGTTTAATCCAGAACCGCCAGCACCAGAAGCGCCACCAGCGTATTGGTCGCCTGTCCCACCGCCAGCACCAGCACCGCCACCGCCCCCAGAAGCACCAAAAACCGTACAACCATCATCGTAAAGATACCCTTGTCCACCGCTACTGCCTTGGCCTGAAGTTCCAGCGCCAGCGCTTATAAAACCAATACCGTAACCGCCTAAAGCACCGCCAGAACCACCACCGCCAGAGCCGCCGCTGTTACCCGTGCCGGGGTAACTAACACCTCCAGCACCGCCTCTGGTTGGAGTTGTACTAATTCCAGTGCCAACCAAAGAAGAGTTGTTGCCGCCTGCGCCCACGGTAACGGTGTATGTAACCCCGCCACCAACTGAAACAGCACTAACAGCAAGATAACCGCCAGCGCCGCCGCCGCCACCACCAAGAGCGGGGTATGGCGAAGCACCACCACTACCGCCGCCAGAAACTACAAGGTAGTCAATTGTGTAAGTAGACGGGGCTGCAGATGTGGCCACCAGCATAGCTTGAAGAATTCCACTCATGTCAGACCTGCACCGTTAATCATCCAGCGTGTGCTGGTCATTTTAATTGCAGTGGCCATGCCGTTGGCTGCAAGCGTTCGGCTACCCGTAGTTCCAGCACCTGCCAAGACTAACGTGTCCGTGGTGATTGCAATTGTGATCGAGCCGCCGGATGTGTCATTGATAAAAGTGACCGCAGTGCCAATAGGAAACGCAACACTTGAGTTGGCGGGAATTGTCCAAGTCCTTGCGGTTGTGTCCGCGCTTGGGTGATAGATGCTTTTGCCAGCATCACTCAAAACCAATGTGTAAGCCGCGCTTTGGCTGTTTTGAGGAATGTTCAAATATCCGACAGAGTTTGTGCCGTCAACCGTACAGTTGCTCAAAGTGCCAGAAGTGGGTGTGCCCAAAACAGGGGTGACTAACGTAGGTGAAGTTGACAGTACGTTGTTGCCCGAGCCTGTGGAGGTTGTTACACCTGTACCACCGTTAGCTACAGGCAAAGTTCCAGATACATCAGCCGTCAGCGAAACTGCGCCAAATGTTGGAGTACCTGAAGCGTTACCATGCAGTACAGTAGTTGATGTGCCCGCCGCAGTCGTTGCCAAAGCTGTTGTGGTGCTGGCGTAAGTGATACCGTACTGAGTAAATGCGCTGGACTGTCCTGTGCCGCCGTTGGTGTTTGCCAACGTACCAGCAACCGTGACTGCGCCAGAGGTGGCCGTCGAAGGAGTCAGGCCAGTTGAGCCAAACGTGATGGACGACACGCCCACCGTGGAGGCAATCTTGATAAAGTCTGATCCGTTCCAAGCAACGATAGCCGATTCGTTGGCAGCAATCGTTACGCCAGTAGTGGGGCCAACGCCAACAACCTTGACTGAGTATCCGCCAGTCGTGGCGTTGATAATGGTGTAAATCTTAGACTGCGCCGGGGCTGTGATGGTTCGCAGTGCCGTCCGTGACCCAGAACACAACAGGATTGCTTCCCGAGCTTGGTTGGCCGAGCCTGTCGTGGTGGTCAGCGTGACGTCGGCGTCAGTGCTCAGTGTGGTCGTACCTGCAACAGCGGAGTCCAGCAGCGAAGTGATGGAGTTGTTGACTGTATCGCCCCATGTTCCTGACAGTTCGCCCGTGACCGGCAGTGCCAAGCCCAAGAGTGAGGTGTATGCTGTAGTCATGTGTTTCCTTTAGGCCCAATTGCCAATGTTGACGTTAGCGCCTGACGCTGCCAACGGTGAGATTTTAAAGTAACTGCCGGGCTGCGCCGTATAGGCTCCACCGGGAGCATTAGACAATGTGTATTGAGGAATGAACGTGCCACCAGCGTTAACAGAAACTGTGCCACGAATTACAGGAAAAACAGCTTGCGCCGCCGTTGTAATAGATGGAGTAATTACAGTAGTCGTTGCCTGCGTAACATAAAACTGAATTGACCCAGTAGCGGGTTGCCCGTTAACTGCACCGGTTGTGGATGACTGAGCATAAATCACACTAAAACCAATGTTGTTCAGTGTAGCGGTTCCACCAAAACTTACAGCAACGGTATGTGATGTTGTTCCAGCAGATTTGGTAATGCAATATACCAATTCAAATTGATAAACCGTGGAGCCAGCCAGCGTAACACCAACACCCAAAACACTCTGTGCGCCAGTTGCGTTTGCGCCAGCCAATGTGGAATCAAGTCTGTAAAACTGCTCAACCGGTAACCGTCCAGTGCCCAAACCCGCTGTTACAGCCTGAGCCAAGTTTCCGGTGGAGTCCAAGTTAATTGAGCGTTCAGCCGGGTACGTGACAAACACGTTTTTTGTACCAGCCGAAAAGTTGACCAAACTTCCTGAGTTGCTTGACGACAATACTGTGGTGCGCGACAAAGTGGTGCCGGAAGAAGTATATGTACCAATCCCGTTTTCCCATTCAGTTCCACCAGCAATGCAGTAAAAAGTGGAGTTGCCGTTACCGACCGCAGCAAATGTCTGGAATCCTTGAACCGCGCCCAAAAGCGTAACCGTACCAGTCCCTGTGGTGGTAGTCGTTTCCTGTACGCGATCCGCAATTACCAGAGCCATGTGTGCCTTTATTCAGTTGGAATCAAAACCCAGCCGGGTGTTTGCTCATCATCAACTGCGCCCCAGCCGGGTGTTTGGGTGTTGGTCACGTCCGTCCAACTGGATGTCTGGGCATTTGAAATCACCGCCCACGCCGCTGATTGAGCATCGCTGATATTTTGCCAGTTTGCGTCTTGGCTGTCATCAATTACTTTCCAGTATACAGCGATTAAATTACCAACAAAACCAGAAGCTGATACCCCAGACAACGCAATGTTTCGGCTACCGGCAGCAATTGACCCGACCGCTCCATTGGTCTGAACACCAGAAAGATCGGAGCCTTTACCAATTGTCAGATCGCCAACAAAACCAAATGCAGCAGTTCCGCCAAGAGGTAAAGCAAATTTGGCCGTATAACCTGTCGCTTCAACACCGGACAACGCAACTGTAATTGCAGGAGAAGCTGTGCCCGCCAAGCCTGCTGCGGCTACGCCCGTGGTGTTTACGCTGGCTGTTGGCCCAACTGCTCCTACATTGCCAGATGCTGCAACTCCTGTAACATCGTAAGCAGGGTAAATAAACCCAGCATTACCCGAGGCTTGCACGCCGGATAGCGCCGCAGTCTTACCAAGCACCACAGTGCCAACTGATCCTGATGCGGAAACCCCAGAAAGCGCAACCGCAAACGACGATGCAACCGAGCCAACATTACCTACCGCAACATCGCCCGTGGTTGGTACGGATTCGGTAGGCGTAACTGTTCCGGTATTACCAGACGCCACGACGCCGCTTAACGAATAACTGATGCCTTGAGCAACCGACCCGACCAAGCCTGACGCATACACGCCAGACAACGCCACACTGAAGTTGGAAACGACAGTGCCAACAAAGCCCGAGGCAGCATCGCCAGTTTCCGCCTTGGAGCCCGTAGCTACAACCGTGCCCGCCAAGCCCGCAGCAGATACGCCAGTCAACGCAACAGAGAAGGCTGTGGTTACATTGCCAACATTACCTGTGGCGGCATCGCCTGATTCTCCATAAGAAATAACCGGCGTAAGCGTGCCAACGGAGCCAGACGCACTGACGCCAGTAATGCCAAAATTGTAGGCAAAAGTGAGGGTGCCAACTGCGCCAGAAGCGGTAACGGAAGTGGGGACAATCGCCCCACCCCAAGCGTTATACCCCCATGTGGAGTATCCCCACGTTCCGGGATTCGGCGCGGCCCCACCAGTCGCACCAAACGGCGCACCGGCAAACGGTGCTAACCCGAACATGGACTATCCTTTAGGTTGTCGCCAAGCGCAACAAAGCTGTGGACGTGGTGTTCGAGGGCATTGTCAAAGTGAACGTGCCAGCCGTAATGGTCTGTGAACCAAACGTATGAACCGATACAGCCTTGTTAGACTGGGTGCTGTTGTAAATCAGCACGGTATCAAACGCAGTAGTCAGAGTTACGTTGGTATATACCAAACTAGCCGAAGGCGTCCAGTAACCCACGCCCGCCGTAGAAGACGAGTTGGTTGAAGCCGGGGCATTGGCATTTGTTACCGTTACACCACCTGCGGTGTAGTTTGTACCGGTCACTTCACCTGTAGCTGAGTACGCTGTAGTTGAAGCGTTCAGCGTAGCAGAAGCCAAGTACAAAGCACCTTTGAAGGTGTCGGCAGTGGTAGCCGCACGGATAGGCGACACACCAAAGTTATGGGTCGCAGTCATCAACTCGCCCAAGAACGAGGTACACATTGATTGGGTGTTCGCCACGATAGGCTCCTTTTAAAAAACAGCGGTTTCGCCACCGCCAAAAATGGGCATCTTTTTCAAAGTCACATGGACAGAACGATGCACAAGTTCGCCATCTTTCCAGTATTCTACCCAAGTGGTCAGTTCGTTGTCATCCTCAAACGTGCCATCTTTGCGCTCAAGCAAAGAATCATCCATGTCGCCGTAGGTGGTTGTGACCAGCATGTGTGTCCTTATGAGATACGCACGATTGCACTGTTGGCATCGGCGGTGGGGAATTGTATTGTGAATGTGTTGCCGTTCACCGATTTGTCGGAACCGAAGTCCAGCACTGCCACTGACTTGTTGCCTTGCGTGGCGTTGTAGATCAGCGCAGCACGCGCTGTGAACGATGCGTTTGCCCAGCTTGTATCGTTAAAGTCAATGTAGGCTGTAGGAATCTGTCCCACGTTCAAGCCCGATGTGGGGCTGACATTGATGACCAAGGTGTTGCCGCCTGCTGTGTAGCCTGTACCCACTACTTCGTTTGTGGATGTGTACACCGTGGTGGTGGCATCCAATGAGGCTGCGGCTGTGTACAGCGCGATCTTGAAAGTATTGGGCGATGTCGGGCCAAAGTTGTGGACTGCTTGTAGCAGCTCCACTTTGAACGATGTTGTGGTTGTCTGTGCAATGCTCATGGAACAGCCACCCTAGTTTGACCAGAGCGGTAAGCGTCGCGGCGCTCCATGCCATCGCCCAGACGTTTGGCCAAGCCCAGCGCTTCAGCGTACTTCTGGTTGTAAAGCTGCATCATGTCCGTCTCACCCTTCATGTAGGTGTAGGCTTCCACCAATGAGCCGTACAGCAGCACGCTGTCAAAATTGTCGCCCAGCCATGATGTGCCGGCCGTCACAATGGACTCAGGGTAGTAGAAGTAATGCAGCTCGGCTGTATACGTAGCGTCGGGCGTGGGGCCAAGGATGAATGACAACTCGTTGGTGACGGTGCTGCCAGTAACAGTGGGCCCAAACAACGCGTAGTACTTGGGAAACGCCTTGTCCGTAGGCTGCGGGTATGCTTGCCGAATGAAGTTCACGTCTTTGTTCAACAAGTACTCATAGTCCCCGTTGGTGTGCACAAGCGCCAACGAATACGGAGCCAAAAAGTCGTTTGGGCAAGACAAGTACTTGTTGCCGTCGGTCACCGTACCCGTTACGTTTTTGCGCAACGAGGGAAACTGGATTGAGTTGAAAATGCGCTGCTCTGTCTGCTGCACGAAGACAGGGATGTTCGCTATGAAAGACGTTTCATAGTTCTCCGTGTAGTCCTCGATCGTTTGTTTCAGAGCAGCGTAGTTCATGCCATCGGGCCTCGAGCAGTGATACCTTTGGTGGCTGCGCCATTACCGCGAGTCACGATCCCGCTGGTCTTTGTGCCTTCGTTGCCGGCCGACTTGCTGATGCGGCCGATGCTCACATCCATCGAGTCCAACTTGCTGCGGTCTTTGCCGTAGCCGGGGTTCTCTTCGACAGACACTTCCTTGCCGCTCATGGTGTGCGGCTTGGCGTAATCTTTGGCGGGCAAATTGTTTTTGCCTGTACCAACTCTCATAGGAGAGCTGTTTTTGGTCGTGGGTTTGACTTGAGTTGCCATGATTAGCCTCGTTTCTGTGCAGCGATCTTGGCCATGTTACGGCCCATCGACAGCATGTCAGCGTCGGTCTTGCCGCCTTTGACGGAGCCGCCTTTGGCCAGCATCAGCTTTGTGCCTTTGCCGCCTTTGTGTTCTTGAGCATCATGCTGTTTGAACGCCTTTTTGATGAGGGCGACGTCTTGCTTTTTGTCAGCCTTCATTGATTCCATCTTAGCCATATCAAGCTCCTATAAAACGTTGAATTGATTGGACTTGCTTTGGTTGTCTTTTGCAGGTATTACTTGCAAATTGTACGGGGTATGAAGTCCTGACACAAGCGCTCCCTGCAACGGGACTATGTGGTCAACATGCCACGCAAAACCAAAAAGCTGAGTGCGCATCGCTGCAAGTTCGTACGCCTGCTCAATCATCCAATAATCGTCGGCATCCAACCAGCCGGGGGTTCTGTTAATTTTTGCGGCTTGATACCGCATTGTTCGGGCGGTTCCTTTTGCAGCGTTGCGCGTCCTATAGTCTTTTTTTTGCGTTTTATAACGTTCCGTTTGCATGTACTGTTGCTGGTACTGTTTTTGGTACGTCCGTAAAGTGTTGGTTTTGCGGTACTCTTGTAGATATGTGCGCCGTGGTACAGTTTTTTCACTATTGGTTGTGCAAAGAACACATGTTCTATTTGAAACAAAGCGAATACCGGCATGCCCGTCTTTTTTGCAAGGACGTCCAAGGTATGTTTTTTCGCCAGTCAAAAGTGCGTCTTTATACTTTTTCATGTTGTGGTAACGCTCACTGTTCCGACTTGCGCCGATAGCGCTAAATAGTTTGGCGTCAGCAAATCATCATACGCCCTTGCGCCACCAACAGGGTTCCAACCCCATTGAATATCGCGTGAGCCACCTGTCAGGTTACCTTGTGCGTTGGGTCCTGCCGTCACGTATGTCGTGTCTCGGCGGGGATT